AACAAATCACTTGAAACATCAACCCCAGACAATATTCCTGCACCATCCAATGATACACTTACAGATGCTACAACATCAGTTGATGATGATGCTGATATTAAAATTCCATCAAGAATAGCAGTCATAGACCCTGCTATTAAAGACTGAACTGTACTGGACAGATCTGCATCATCCAGTGATAAATTCAGATCAGCATTCGAGTCTAAAAACCCCGTGCTGGAAAGGGAGACCCCATCTAGCACCAATGTTAAATCAGCATTTAGATCGACACTTATTGCACTAGCAAGAGCAACACTGCCCATGCCTATATCTAAATCACCAGCAGTCCCGCTTACAATGGAAGCAGAACCATCAATATCCACATCTTCAAGGACCAAGCTGAGATCTGCATTCAGATCGACTGACGCTGATATTGAAGCAGCAACATCCCCCAGCCCAACTGTTACAGATCCTGTTATCTCAGTGGATGATGATGAGGAGATCCCGAAATCATCCATAGATGCTGATAAAATTGCAGATATAACAGCAGAAACAGACGGAAGATATCCATTGCCTATGCTGTATCTCTGCTCAGCATCAATACTGGATGGGAAAGTAGCCCTCATATACGGGCGACCAACACCGGCTGCTGCCATCCTTTTAGCTTGAGAATCTAATGCCATTACTAGCTCATCTTCGCTTCAGTGTAATCCGAACCATCATCTGTAATGGTCTTTTGTGTTATCAAAGTTCCTGCGTCATTTCTGATCTCTATTGCATCAGTTCCACTAGTCTGCACCACCAATTGATTTCTAAGAGCCATATATTGAAGAATCAACGCAGTTCTCACTGTAGGCGTGGCCGAAGGAACCCCAACCCCAAGCTCTGCTATTGCAGTGTCAAGCGCAGTATTTACCTCTGCTAGAATCTCGGCCTGCATCACTGTAGACATGCCCCCAAGATTAACAAGCCCTACGCCTTCCACTCCTATTTCAGCAGTGTCATTCTTAATATCAGATATCAAACCTGGCAGCTCTGTTACTGCTCCTCCTGCATTATCAGTGATCTTAACATCTCCTGCATAGGTGATAGTTCCACCAGTACAGTCAGCGTTTATAGATACATGGGCATCCCCTGTTATGACAACAGTATCAACTGAAGTCATACCTCTGATATCAAGAGTACCTTTATAATCAGATAGTTGCATACCTGTCTCTGTTATCCCGTCTCCATTCACATCTAACACAGGGACAGCTGAGCCGTTTTGAGAGCACCTTAGAGCTAGATGCTGACCTGTATTAGCAAGCGTTAGTGTCCCTTCAAATGCACACTCTATTGCAGACATACGCCCTATAGTTACATTAGTCAGCCCACATATTTCAAAAGAGGTTAGACCTGTATTAGTACCTACACCTGTAATACCAGATCTCAGGAAAACTGCACCAGTAACATCTTGGCTATTGAGATCTATGAAGCTTGCAGATACATGATCAAATACCCAATCAGTATATGATTGATCAAGAGAGAATGCAGTACCTCCCTCTATATCGAATCTCCTTATGGTTTCCTGGTCAGCTATGGCTCGTGCATCAGCAAGTACTGATGATTTGTTAGTGCTTGTTCCATTAACCCCTTTAACAGTGCCAGCAGACCCATTAGCAAGGTCTACATAAACAAAGCCATTATCGTAACCACCGTTACGAACAGTTGCGTGTGCTTGTGCAGGCAGTACCTCGTACTCACTAGTCGCGTCCGGGTTAACTAGCCAAGCCGGTGTTATTGTTAATGTGTCAGTTGATGCTACAGAGTCTGTAATTATAGCTTCCTGACCAGACCCTGTACCGCCTACAATAATAACTTTAGCCCTGACAAACATGTCATCAGTAGTAATTGCACCACTAGCTAACTGAATTGAGTTGGCACCTCCGCTTTGAGCTGTGCCGTCTGAGAAGATAATACCAGACACACCGCGCAGTCTCTTACCAGCAGAGTTGTTAATATTATGCGTACCTCCAGTAAGCACTCTATCCCAGACTGCCTTGGCAATCTCCACCACCCCAGTAGCAGTAGCTGTAATTAAATCCAAGCCTGTTGCAGACAGAGAGAAGCCAGTTTTATTTGTAAGGGTGGTGACTACTGCTACATCATCAGCAGCAGGATCAAAGTAATCCACAGCCGCTAATGTTCTAGCATTGAATTCAGTTACTGTAGGTATATCCTCTATCCCAGCAGTATGATCAGCTGTCTGAGGTACGGATGCAGTATCTAGATCAAATGCGTGCTGAGCAGCTGCATTACCATAAGACTCAATAACTATTGATCTATCCAGCCAAGCTTTGGTTCCTTGATCTACACAATAAATTACAATTCTAGCTGCTTGCATTTCCGTAGCAGTCAGGGTTATTGAATACCCATTACCTTCATCAACAAAGCCATTAGTGGTGTTAATCTCCACAGCTTCATCTATCATTATGGTAGTATCACCAGCTGCATGAAGCGCGTCTACGCGAAAGTCAATACCGTCAATCTCAAATAGATCAAAGGTTATAACAGCAGCTTCGCCATACTTTCTTAATACCGGTTGCATCTAGTAACCCTCTATTCGTCGTCGTAATGCAGCTATGCTTGAAGGCCCACCTGACTCTATTACATTGTGTATGTGGTAACCATTTAAAAAGAAAAAGTTACTTACATTATTATCCATCACTATGGTAGCTTCGTTTGATCCATTAGGAACACAGCCCACCAATGTGAATGCCTCCCCTAGAACATTACCCGTACTGTTCCAAGTTGCTCTAGTCTGCCCACCACAAGAAACAGTCAAATCTCCTTGGGAAGAGAACGTAGTACACACCAACATTGTCAGATCAAAAGATATTACGTTAGCATCTATGTTAGACAATAGGTGCTCTATAGCTCCTACGGCGGAAACGTGTACATACCCACCCTCTCCATTTATGTCTAGATAGTAGGCAGGATCTCCAGCCTCAGATACATCCCTACCATTACCCGCATGAGTGTGTGCTAAATTGGCAGTCAAATCCCACCCAGAGTCACTACCTGTATTGAAATCAGTTAGGCTTATCAGTGAAGTGCCAAGAGGGTTTATATCATTGGCATTGCCACCCACAGTATCGGTGCCATTATGCAGGTTCACAACTATCTCAGCAGGCATTACACCTTACCCTCATAATACTCAAGCTCAATAACTCCTAGTTTGCTTAAGCCTAGCATCAACCGCCTATATCTTGTTATTTGCTCACTTATCTCAGATTTATCAGGGTGCGCTTTCAGCAGAAAGTACATCTCCCTTACATGATCAGCAAGCTTCTCCAAAGAAGGCGTGAGAGCAGCATCTTTACGCTCAGACCAAGCCTTTTTCAACTCAGACATCTGCTCTTTTGTGAAAGTCGCACCAGGGTCAACATTGGAGCTTTTGAATACAAAAGTACTCACGTCTTTTGCATCTAGAGTCTGAATATCTTCCAGCATTCAACACTACCTCTATGAAAAATGTATCATTCTGTTGTTGTGACGGTTGTTGTGGTCACTGAGTTTGTAGTTGTCACCCGTCTAAGCTCAACTTCAGTAGCAGCAGGCTTTCTGTTAACACCTGTTAGAGGTTCACCATAGACGCCAACCTCACCATACACTGTTACAGTTCGGGCTTTCATATGGTGTGTCTCAATGGGAATTTCGCTGGAACTTATAACCTCCCCAGCAACTTCAAACTGCTCATCACATACATCCAGCTCAGACGTAGAGATGCAAATATCATAGCGCGCGATATCATCACGCGGCAATGGGGTGCCATCATCATACTCAACAGGAGGAACTATGAACACATCAGCAAATAGCTCAGCAGGCGCAAAAGCAAGCATAAAAACAAATGCAATATGTATCATTATGCATTCCCATCTGTTAGTGTGAATGTGTCGACGGTGATTGTCTGCCCGGTGCTTATGCTTATATTGTTGAGCTCCATGTCACCACCACCACCAGTGGCAGTTATGCTGCCTTGCATATGACACACAGCATCACCAACATCCTTGACTCGAAAGTGTGCAGCAGTTCCCGTGGCGTCGGCGGCGCTTGACCAAACTCCAGCTTTAACTTTTGACCTTCCTGATGCAGCAGCCATCCAATCTGAAGGGAGGGCCATGTGTTCAATCTCAGATCCAGCATCAGCAGCTGCGCAGTTTGCAGGTTGAGCACCAGTCCTGAAATCCAGGAATGGAGTTACACCTATTTCAGTTTCAATCGCTTCCAATCTCGCATTTGCCACTGAATCACTAGTCTGTAGTGCCATCTTCTCCACCTTTAACTGTTATGAATTTCTTGCCATCTTCCAGCCTTTTTATCTCGATGAGACCAGCTTCCTCCCATCCAGGCAGCATTCCTCGCAAAGTATCATGTCTTTTTTCAGCCGTGCAGTTGTATTTCATTCCAGGATGATACTGACCTATCAATGCGTCGCCATCCATCCATTCAAATTCCTTAATTGGAAAGAAATGACAGACCAGCTTATCACCTGATGCTTTTATGTCTCTGACCACTTCCATCTTGCACCTCTATTGTTTTGAATCTCTTAAGATGTCTATTATCCTAGCTGTATTCTCGCTAGTTAGAGCATCTATCTTTTTGTGAATATTGTTAACATCATCTCTGGTTGCCATATGAGATAGGCTGTCCCTTATGTCAACGTTGCAAACCTCAATAGCCTTTAGTCTGCAATTTTGATCTTTGAATACAAACCCACCTATCATCGATAGCATTCCAGTTAGTCCAGCTACCAATGCCACCCACACCCCAGCAGTTGAATCAACCACTCCCTGAATATCTTTCGGTCCAATGTCACTCATCAAAACAACTCCACTATGATTCAATCTTTGACACTCTTCTGTTGTATTTTCTCCTAGACCTATTCAGCTTTTTTATCCTTAAGCTTTTTATTTTTTTTGGATTGTATTTCGATAGTTGCTTCTTTTTCTTCCTTGGCTTTTTCATCTTTCAACTTAGAAACCTTTTCATCAGAAGGGCTTAGCCAACCAGCTTTCATCAAAACTGGAATTTGCTTTGGGCTAACATCAACAAGCTTCATTGATTTCGGGTTAAATAATTGCGCGCTCATATTTCAGTACCTTGTAATAAAGAAAACAGAAAGGAACAGCCTGACTAGCAGGCTGCCGCTTCATACAAGCTTAGAAGTTTCTAAGCAAAGTGATTCGACGTGGATCATAGGCTTTAGCACCCATAAGCATATCCAAAGACATGGTCTCTTTCTTCGATCCCATATCATAGCCCTGAACAACTCGGATTGAGTATCCATTGTCAGAAACTACAAAACTAGGCTTGTCACTAGGGGAATCCAAAACAGGCATCGCAATGGCCAAGGATTGGTTATCGAAAATCGCACCTTGAAATTCAAGGTTTGTCTGGCCAGTGCCAATTACAGTCAACGCTGCATTATCAGGGACAATCTCAGAAATAGGATCAGTCAACGTAACTGCTGTCCCAGTGGCAGTGACCTGGGCAGCCACAATAAGAGGTCGACGCATTCCAGCAATCTCAATCCGATCACCAGCTTCAAGCTGACCAGTTAAGGAATCAATAGTCAGAGTCAAACCGCCAATTAGGTTGTTCGCACCAGCACCATTATCAGTCTGGCTAGTTCCTGTGCCAGCAGTTGCTAAAATATCCGTAGGAAGGTTCAGGGATGATTTGAAATCCATGCCCATAGCATGTCCCATATCAGCACTGGTGAATACATTAGCGCCAACTTGCCCACGGTTATTGTAGGTGGTGAAGAAAGAAGCACCTAAAAGCTTAGCTTCCAAAGCATCATTCACCAAACAGAATCGCCCAGTTGGATCCAGCTGCTGAAGCAAAGCTGCATTCCGTGCCAAAGCCATATCTGCTGAGCTTGCAAACAAGTCAGTTGATGCGTAAGTTCCAGCACCTTCAAGAATTTTCGTTCCAACGTATCGATCTGCCTTTTCAGCCAATCGAATAACAGCAGGGCGAATAACCTGCTCAGTGAAGCTTTCTAGATCAAGGGCTTTTTCTTTGGCTGTGATTTCAACAGACACATCAAAGTGCTTTTCAATCACCATTGACCGTTGAGATTCGCGAATGTCTTGAATTACTATTGCGCCAGCAAAATCTTTTGCTTCAAAATCAGGACGGGTTTTAATCCGAACAGTATCACCCTTAGAGTATCCATCAGGGGATTTGTTAAAATCTGCGGTTTTATCGCGAGCAGTAAGCTGGGATATTACGAGGGAATCTTGAAATTGCATCAACGCTTCAGATGCGATGCTATCGACTTGGGACCATGCATTTGGCATTACTATTTCTCCAGGTATTAAATTAAATCACCTGAAAAATATGGACAGGTGAGTATTTTGAATAAATTCAAAACTTCATCTGTCCACCCGATTACATAAATACTTTCAATAATGGCACAACCACTATTAAACATTATTGCAATCGAAGCTCTACTGTGGCACAACCACGTGGAGAAGAGAAAATCTTTTACCCTATAATACTAGCTTATTATAGGGTAAAAGTAAAGACCATTAGAGCTACTTGCCCTCGTTCTGTAGCTTCCTAAGCCGCCTATACTCCTTCATATCCTTCGCCTTAGCCGCGTTTTGAATCTTACTAGCTAGGTCGCTACCTCCCCCATTCGGCCCTCCTCCACCCGTTCCAGAGCCTTCAGAGGGAGGAAAGAGGTGAGGAGCGGTCTCCTTTAGATTGGAAACCCACTCTGATATTTTCAATGGACCATCAGCCCCGGCAATTATTTTTCCATCCACACCCCGTGCTATTAGGTCGTCACCCTCGACTTTAAATACTTGATTTGCTCGAAGCACAACATCATCAATGCCAGTCTCAACACCTTGCTCTTTTACAAATTCAGAAACAACATTATTATCAATCAAGAGCTTTGAAACTCTCGCTGTTAAATTCACATTCTCAATTTCAAATCCATCGGATTTGTCAGTAATGGCCTTTAAGTCTGATGTGAATTGTGCCCTCTCCTTTTCAATACGTCGCTCTATGACATCTTTGTGGCGACCTTCAGCGATGTCTTTCAAATCCTGATCATTCTCAAAAGCGCCCATCATAGTTTTAAAGACTTCAGGATCAATTCCATCAAACTTCCTAATGGCATCTTTTGCTTTTTTCAAATCACTGAGAAGCTCTGTGTTCTTGGTGCCAAGCGATGTGCTGATCTCATCCTTGGCTTCAAGAACTGCAGCTGATACCGCACTAGCAAGCTGCTCCTTTGTGAATACATCATCACCCTCACCTCTTGGCAACCCTCTGAACAATGCTTTGATACCATATTGTACATTCATATCTTATCTCTTTAAATTTGACTTACAGTTATTGGTGCACCAATGCCATCCCCAACCAGGGACATCAAAGATTCACCACTCCTAAAGGCCTGGGCCTTATCCTTACTCTTCAAGGCATCTGTTATGAAGTCTGAGTTTTGCGCTCTCAACCACTTCTCATAATCAGTGCCAGGTGCTTTCTTTGTTATCTTGAAAATTCCAGAATCCCTACTCTTCTTTGTTGGCTTTCTAACTGTTCCAATTCTAGTTACATTATCACCAAGAGAGTATTCAGTACCACTACCAACAGATGGCCTGCCGACAGATACATCAACACCAATTATTATGGGAATCTCTAGTGATCTACAGTTAAAATGTATACGGCCTGGGCCTGCCCCCCAAGGCACGCTGTGTCCAACAGGTTTGTTATTTTTGTCATATTTGAGTTGATCTCTTATTCCACATATGTTGGATGTTGTTCTTATGTCCAATGTTGAATTCCATACCTTTCCAGATATTATATCATCATTGGCAGAAACAATAGACTGCCTTCCAAGAGATGAGGCGTGTAAAAGATTCGACCTGACCAAAGTTTTTAATTCTGGAATTAACTTTCCAGTCAGAGCTTTTACATCTCTGTGTATGCTATCTATTGATTTGCCCTCTACAAATCCAGAGTCTATTATTGCAGATGCCTTTCTCACGGCATTCAGTCCTGATTTCTTAAACCATTCACCAAAAGTCTTTCCTTGGTATGGTGTTGTTGCAGCCATCTTAACGGCAAGCTCTATTGGAGCCGTGTTTACAACTGACGTTGTATACTTAATGAAAGTTGACGTTTGCCATTTTGCTTCAGCCTCAACCAATTGCCCTGCCAAAAGTGATGCGTCAGTTGCAGCATCTGAAAACCCATCAACAAGCAGTTTTGCAATCTTTCTCTTCACATCCAACTTGGTACTGGAAGAGAATCCATCAATGGACAGTTCTGCCAAAAGATCAGCAATCTTCTTGTTGATCTTTTTAAATTTCTGGGCAGCCCTTATTGCCTCACCAGAGCTGGCTCTGTTGATCCTGGAGCTTCTCCTGATGTACTCATCAACATACTCAGACATCAGGAGAATGCCTCATCAATCATGTCTGCAAATTCCCTTAGGCTTTGAGTCAACTCTTTTGAAGTTACATTCTTGTTGACTCCCAAATGGCAATCTTGACCTTCTGAAAATCTAAGTGTGAGCATCAAATCAAAATCATTTACACTACTGCTTAGGCTGCAGCTTTTAAAATCTACAACTTTTTTATTTATCAGATTCATCACCATCACCCTCTTGGTTTGATATCACATTGATCATAGCCTCTTGTTCAGTTATGATTTTGCTTTTCTCTTGATCATTTGTAACATCACCCGATACTATATTGGCATCCCTGAGGTTATCCAGAAGAGTATCATGAGAAACTGCATTTTGCATCCAAGAGGACACCAAAGCAGACAGACCCTGTGGACTTAGATTGTGATCAGCAAAGTCCAAAGACCCATCAAACTCCACCTCTCCAGATCCTGCCCATTCAGAGGCAAAATTAAGCATATCAGAAATAGCCTTGGATGTGAGTCCAACTATAGACACCAAAGTCGCACCACTACTTGCCTCACGAAGAGACAGCGCCTCTGCTGACTCAGCAGATTTCTTCCCAGAGCCAAGTATCTGGGATCCCATAGTAACAGCCTCATCATACAAAGCTGATATTGATTCTCGTACATGATTCAAAGCACTAGTGTCTGTGCTTGGATATTCCGCCTTTGCATTTGGATTCGATACTGTTACTGTCACGGTGGATCCTATCATCTTTGGGGCCTCTTCTTGCGAGACACCAAAAATAAACAAAGTTGGGTTGCAAGTCATGTATTGAGCTTGGGCCAAATCAGCATCCTTTCGATACGCAGTCAAAGCAATATCACTTATTCCAAGAAGTGGTATTACATCAGTCATGGGGGAATTGTCCATGGCCCCGCAAAAGAACACTGGCAGTCGATCCAACGTCTTGCCACGAAGAGTTATCACCGTCTCATCTTCTAGTGAATTTCCATTCACATATCTCTCATAAACCGCTATGCCATTCTCAATCCTATATTCAATTGTCATCTCATCATCAACATCAGTTCCAACCTTCTCTGTGAACACAGCTTTTGTGAGAACTTTCACACCGTCGGTGATTTCATGCTCCCAATCAACATTTCTCTCTGCACTGTATACTGCTATTTGAAACTTGCCCACACTATTGACATCCAACACATAGCAAATCTTTCCAGTCTGCATAACCTCGCCAATTGAATATCCAAACAACTCAACAAGACTCTTTCCGCAAGTTGTTGCCAAGTCCTCCAAGTTTGCAACAGCAGAGCTGAGATTAAACACAGGATCTTCTTTTGTAACAATCCCAAGTATTCCCCTTAAAACTGCACCAGTAACATCAGGAAACCTAGCTCGATGTAAATAAGCTCTATATGCAGGGTTTTCATGCCACCACGGCATCTGTCGCAACGATAGACCAGATTTATTCTGTTGACTTGAAGATACACTAGGAGGAATCAAAAGCATTCCTGATGGCATTGGCAAATACATCTCCTGGCCTCGCTTGATAGAATTGCTGCCTTTCACGCAGTCCCTAATCTGTAAGCGAGCATAAACCAGGTCTTCATAATTTTCATGTCTACTGGATTCATCTGGCATCTTCTGTTCCTTTTCCTAGTACCTGGCGTGAGTGGTGGTCGTTGTAGTAGTTGGTTTTGTTATTCCAAATTTATTAAAAATGTAATATCCTGCACCGTCAACTATGTGATCCAGGCCTGAGCTTTTATCTGGCAATCCATTCTTGTCCCATATCTGCTGCTCAAGAGCATTTGTCAAATGAGGACACTTGTTTATATTCACCCTGTATTTTACATCCTTCTTTCCATTCAAGATCATAGCATTATAACTCATCACTCTGTCTTTTATGGGAGGGTTTGCAAAATCACAAATTACATTAAATCCAGCATTCCTAAGCTTTGCCAAATCACTTTCAGTAGTGTTGGCGCTGGTTCTTCTCTCCCCAGTGGCGTCTGGGAAAATATTTATTGCGTAGCCTGGGTATCTCTGATTCAAAATGGCAATTTGCTCATCCGTATCATAAGCATCATGTATCTCATCCACTGCTACTGGCAAGTCGTCTCTTAATACATGTATGGCAGCAGCACCATGCACTACGTTGAAGTCCATGCCCACATTCAGAATGTCTCCTGGCACAACCTCTGCGTCACTGTTATGAGTCTCCCTTTTGAATCCTGGATACACCTGCTTTCCAACTAGGTTTACAAACTCACCTTCTATGTAAGCCTCGACCAATCCAGCAGGGTAGCTATCACGAAGACTGTCTATGTAGTCATCTGGCAAATTATCCTGGTTTGAATATGTAGATGCCTGGATCTTAACATAACCTTTTGCCGGGTTTTTCTCCCATCGATTATAAGCAAATCTGAATCCCTCTGGTGTGGTATATGCAGAAACTCTATTCAAATAGTTCATTGCACTGCCATCTTTTGAGAACACTGGTTCAAAATCATCCCCAAGAACTGGCATTTTCTGTCTATTTCTTGCTATTATTTTATTCCAAGACTCTTGTGCTTTTGGCTCCAACAAAGTATCAATCTCATCTATGTGAGACCTGAAAGTTTCATACCCAACTATTCGAGAAGGGTTGTCCAAAGATCGCAATATTATCTGATCACCACCCTCTATTGTAATTATGTAATCATTCTTGTTGAGCTTATATTCCATCCCCATGTTCTCAAGAAACTCACAAAGATATGGAATTGTTATGAGCTTTAACAATCCGTATGTTGGGGCATAAGCCCCAATCTTCATAGTCTTGAAGTGAGGGATTGAGAGGTCATTGAATATGGAAACACACTGAGCTGTTGATTTGCCTGACCCAAACCCAGCCACAAATAATGGAAACTTATCCTCAAGCAAAAGAAACCTAGATTGAGGATCTGTCAGTTTTACATTATACATAATCAATTCTCAAGGAATGCACCATTTTGTAGCTCCACAAAAGAACATTCCATCTTCATAATTAGGCTTACCAAGCTCCCCACAATATCCACTGCACATGACATAATCAGCCTCTTCATCTTCTTCAGGTTGAGCAACTATTGCTTTTGCAAAATCAATAAACACGCTCTCATTCAAGAGCATATACCCCTTATCAACTCCATTCAGCAAATTAGCAGGAATCAAGAACTGCCAAGGCTTTCTATTCTGCCTAAAGCAAACCACAGGAATAAGGTCTTCATTTTTATGTTTCTTTTTCGCCATAGAAACCTGATACCACCAGGTGCCCAAATCAATGACCTCTCTTCGCTTCACTTCAAATATAAAATCTTCCGTGATCACATCAGCAGAGTGCCCATCTGCCTGGTTATAGTTGCGTTCTATGTCAATGCCTAAGTTCTCCTTAAGCCATCCACAGAACTCAACCTCCCCACGTTTTCCCTTTTTCTGCGCATGGATTGTCACACATCGCCCCAATCAAGAGTTATGTAATCAAATAGCAAATCGGTCTTTTCTGCAGACCAGCAAAGCTTGCCATCTTTCATCACATCAACTCTCTTTGGCTCTCCGCATTCATCCTCTATGACCTCAAGATTGCAAGACCCACCAGCATCAACATGAACAGCTTTGAACATCCTCAACATCTTTTCTGAACTTGTCATAAACATCTCTCCTCTTAGCAGTCTGGATTGTCAACCAGCTCGCTGAATTTAATAGTTGAAAATTTCAGATCCACATCTTGAGTCATATGTTTGGCCCATGTGTAAACTGCAATCATTGATATCTCTATTGAAAATATCCTGCTAGTTGGAACTCCATCTTTTTCAACTGTCGCCACTATCTTCATCGTTTTATCCTTTTACATTAAAAATCAATCGTGGTGCTGTTTAAAAGATCATCACCCATTGATTCTACATAAGTTTGAAGCTTCACCCACTCAAGAGCACCTATCACATCACTCGATGATAAACAACCGCCAATATCAACCTTGTGATTCTCAATCACCTCAAACAGCCCATCAACCAAACTCTGTCTCAACTCTGCCAATTGTGATTCTTTCATAGTGCCATGTTTCTCTTGATTGCATGAAAACCCCATCGAGAGAATTTCATATACTCAACACCATAGCAATCCTGGTATACATAAACTGAACGCCCATCATTACTGACAAAATAAAATCTCTTAAACTTAAGTGTGAAATAGCTAATTATTTTATCCATAACATCATTCCTTATTTGTTAAGGTTATCATCATGCCTTTCAGCTTTTCTGTCCCGCCAGATTCCGTGGCGGTTAGCTGCTCAACAATTACTTTTACTGATTCTGCAAAATCTTTATTCGCCATATTTCCATCAAGTTTATCCAAAAGCACACCCACAACATGTCCAAGCATCCATGGCTTTGTGCTCTTGTATATAATGCTCAAAACGTCTTTCTGCATTTCTGATAATTCCTGCCCGTGGAAAGCAATCAAGCACTCTTCAAAAGGCACAACAATTGCCATTTGCTGGAAAGCTTTCAGCCGCATCAACCTTTCTGTGTAATCCAAATGATTACGTCCGGGTTCTGGGTTGACGAGAATGTCTGATGATTCTGCCAGGCTTTTTGCAAAAGACGTTGGCACATTATTGCTTAAATTCATAATGGAAAAATCTTAAAAAATTTCTTTTATTATACTATACATAATAGCCTAAGTCTAATCGATAATAATACCGCTTTAATACCGCTTTAATATCGCTAATGACTTAGTCTCCCGTAGGTTTTTAGTTAATCCCTATATATAAATAATATAATATTATAAAAAGATTAGGGGTATACGCTCTATATCTAACCTATCGAAAATAATCTTAATCGAAGCCTACGC